GTTCTCTGGCAGGCCGTCGTTGAGGTCGTAGAAGTCGGCGGTGCCGCGCTCGTTGGTGATGCGAAAGCTCTTCTGCTCGGTGTAGAACTGCTCTATCAGGCTCAATTGAACCTCGCCCTGCATCTGAGCGGCCAGTCGGAGGTTGTCGAAGGGCTTGTTGGTGGCCAGCGTGCCCTGGTCTTGCCTGCGCTCGATGGCAATGCCGGACGATGCGTTGGTCTGGCGGCCAAGGTTCTCGTCAGTCACGCCACCAACCTGCTGGATCATCTGGATGCCGCGGCTCATGAGTTCCAAGTGCGGGGCTGCAAGGTCGCGCTCCGCGTTGAGCACCATCTCGTAGCCCTTGCGCTTGGTGATGATCGCGTCGGGCTTGGCCACCTCTTCGGCAAAGTCGTCGATGCTCATGCCAGCGGGCAGCGCGCCCTCGTCCATGATCACCTTGTTGCTGCTCAGAATGTGCAGGGCCTTGCTGGCCCGCTTGTTCACGTCGTCCTGGATGTCGCGCACGCCACGGATGACGCCATAGGGCAGGTTGTCCCGGCCTCGGCGGTAGCACCAGATCGGCGTGAAGCGGAATCGGTTGTGCTTGTAGGGGCTCGGTCCTTCCCAAAGCATGTCCTTGACCGTCATGTGGGCTACTCGCACGCGCATCATCATCTTGCTTACCAGCCGGGATGCGTTGCTTGCCAATGCCTCTACGTGGTTCGGGTCTTGCGGGTCGTACACCTCGCCTTTGCGCGGCCCGCCCTTGAGCTTCTGCACGCGCTCGGGCACGCGGTACTCGCATTCGATCAGGCGAACGCGCTGGCGCTTGTGGGTCACTACGGTGCGAGAGACGCCAAAGTTGGAGCGGTCAAACTCGGCGTAGTCCATGGGGATGTCGCCGTCCGTTTCCTCCAGGCCTGTCATCATCGTGGCGTCCACGGCCGCCGAATCAATCTGGGCATGGCGGCCCGGGAACAGAGCCTTGGCCACGTCCACGTCCGTCCACTTGGTGCGGAAGATGTACCGCCCGTCGCTGTTGTCGAGCTCGGTGGCCGCGCTGTCGTGCAAGATGTTGCGCCAACTTTCGTACCGCGAGTACACGGTTTCGCTGTCGTCCTCGTCCTGCGCGCCGTCCTCCAGCCAGCCCAAGCCCACCTTGATGGCGTCTTCAAAGGCGCGGCTGCGGTGGAATGGCAGCTTGTTCACGTCGCTGACGTACTTCAGCAGCTTGGTCTTGAGTTCGGCCGGCTTGGTGTCCTCTTTGCCACGCGGCAGGATCTTGAAGTCGGTGCGGCCGCGCTTTTCTGTGCCGATGATCCAGTTGATGCTGGTGGCGATGACGTTGTAGACGATGGGGGCCTGGCCGCGCTCCTTGAGCACCTGGGCTTCTTCTTCGGACCACTGGATGTTGTCGTAGTAGTCCTCGTCAATCGCCATCTGGAAGCGGTTTTCGCTCTGGCGGTCGAGCTCCTGTCTATAGTAGCTGATCAGACGGCCATGCAATTTCTGCATCTCGTGGCTGTCGAGGTTGTTGGCAGGCTTGGCTGGCTGCGCTGTCGGCTTTGCCTCCGGCATCCGGTCCTCTGGCGTTGCCTTGCGGTTCACGCTGGTCAGGGAGCTGTCGCGCAGGTCGAACATTTTGGGCCTCAGATTTGCTTAACTTGCTCAAATTCCTGCAATTCTAGCGTTTTGCTGCGCCCGTCGCCAGTTTTGAGCTCTACAAATGCGCCCGTGACGGCTTCTTGCGGGTCAACTGGCATGCTCACAAGGTCCGGGAGGTGGCTGTGGATCATGTCGGCGATCTTGTGCGTCCTGGTCATGCTGTCCTCGAAGCCCAGGCACTGCGCGATGTGCTTTGCGGCATTCACGAGGTACTTCACGTCGGCGTACTTGTAGGCCGATGACAGGGCGATAACGCACGGCTTGACGCTGCTGGGCGGACGGTAGCGCGGGACAATGACGAGGCACGGCTCGGTGTCTTCCTTGGCCTCGCTGTAAACCCATGAGCCAAAGAGCACCATGTCGCCCAGCTCGCGCATGAAGTGGTGACGGCTGAGGTCAATTGCTGGTTGTGTGTCGGTCATTTTTGTATACCGTAAGGTAAAGCGTGCCATCGATCAAACAGGTGTAGGGGCGGCGATGGGCTTTTACGTATTTGTGAGTGGATTTTTGTGCAGCAAACCACGCATCACTGGTCATGGTCTTGCGCAGTTCGTACTCCTCGTCAGGGCTGATTTCTTTGACGACTACGTTCATTGCGGCCTCTCGTCTTCGTCGAATGTCATGTCCTCTGGGTGCTCAACCGGGGCGTGGATCGTCACGTCTCCGTGCTCACCGACCAGGCGCAGGCACGGGCCGCACACCATGCAGTAGTAAATCCCGGCCTCGGTGTCTGCGACTGCGGTCACGTACCGGCCCTTCGCTTGGGGGTGTCGAGCCTGCGCGCACTGCCATCAGCGTCGATCAGGTACGTCGTGCCGGCCACCTGCTGGAGCTTGACCACCGAAAGGCCGTAGCGGTTGACGGTGGCCTGAGCCCAGTCCAACAGTTTGGCGTTCAGCCACTGCTTTGCTCGGCCCATTATGGTTACGCCTGGTGCGTAGGTAGTCATTGTTGTCCTTCTTGACGGCCACATGCCCGGCCGCTTGGGCGGTTTGATTCTAGTACCACGGTGCTACGCTGACCGCCAGCTCCGCGATTTTTTCCGGGTTGGCAGCACTTGGCCGCGCGAGACGTTGATCTGCCCGTTCTTGTAGGCCTGCGCAAACTGTCGAAGTGCGTCGGCCGCCTCGCTGTGGTTGCCGGTCTTGTCGGGCTCGCTGTCCCAGCACGCCAGCCTGGCATTCCATTTGCGTCGGTAGAGCTCAATGTGCTTGATGCCTTCGGCGCAGTGGGTTTCGTCGAACCAAAGCAGCGGGAAGACATCGCGGGTGTGCTGGATGCCCCAATTCACGTCCTCGATGCGCGGCACGATCTCAAAGCGCACGCCGGGCATGAGTTCCTCCAGCATCTCCTTGGGGCTCTTGTTGCTGGTCTGGCCTTGCCTGCGGTGGTCGGCGTCGTGTGGCAGAAAAATGGTGTCCCATATCAGGCCCAAGCCTTGCAGCCATGCCGCGAAGTAGCTGTAAGGCTCCCCCCACCCCTCCTTGAAGCGGATGACGCGCCACTCCATGCCCAGGCGCTGCATTACCCAGACTGCGGTCCCGTCGCTGTTGCCGATGTCCCAGAACGTGAAGGCGGCGTTGCCCGGCAATACCGGGATGCTGGGCACAAAGCGGCCATTGGCGCGCGCGGCCGCGATCTGGTTGGCGTAGTACGTGCCCTCCATGCTGACGCTGAAAGCCTCGTCGAGCGTACTGGGGTACTCTTGGTACATCTGCTGCTGGTCGCCCGCGAAGGTCTGGCGCAGCGTCGTGACGTACCAGGCGCGCTTGCGCTGGCCGATGGCGCGGTTGATCTTGGCCTGGATCTGCTCAAAATACTCGTGCTGCTTGGGCGTGATGATGACGCCTTTCGGGTCAAGCTCGTATTCCCTGGCGTCCCACCAGCTTGCGAAGTGCAGTTTGAACTCAAGCGGCGAAAGCTTGCGCCCGGCGTCTTGGAGCGCGCGGGCCTCGGTTGTCATGTCGTAAAACTTGCCGTCGCGGCCCTCGGCGGTGGACTCAATGAAGATCAGGCCGTCCTGCGGCACCGCGGGCAGCGTACCAGTGACCACCTCGGCGGCCTTGTCCGGGTACTTGGCACAAATCTTGCCGAACTCTGAGACGTGGACAAAGTTGGGCGTGCCGCCCCGCATGCTGGTTCCCACCCGCACCTTGGAGCCGTTGGCAAACTCTATGCTGGTCTTGGTCTTGCTCGTCACCGGCACCATGGCCTTCACCTGCTCCGGCAGGTTGTTGTAGGCCAGCTCGATCTTGGACTGGAAGATGTCCTGCGCTGTGTCCAGGTCTTGCGCGATTACGCCAACATCGCTGCCGGGCTGGAAGAGTGCTGTGTCTAGGCCCAGCAACTGGATCAGCGTCGAGAAGCCACGCTGGCGTGCTTTGGGGATGATGTTGCGGTAGTGCAGGTTTTCAAGCAGTCGCTCCTGCGCCTCGTTGGGCCTGAACACTACGATGTTCTTCTGCTTGTCCTTGATCTTGTACAGGTTCCTGATCCGCCAGTGCGGGTCGGACAAGAGGCTCACCAGCTTGGCCTTGGCGGCTTCGTCCATGGTCAGCCCTTGGGCTTGATGGGCGTGCCGGCGACCTTGGTGAACAGTTCGGCCAGCGGGTTTTCAGGCTGCACGCCGTGGTTCAGGTCAACCTTGTCGCCCCACTTCTTGGGATTCCACTTCGCCAGCAGCTTCAGGCGCGTCTCGATGCGAAGTTTGCTGCGCTGGATGAACTCGGTGTTCGGGCGCGGCCCGTTTTCCGTCAGCACCTCGTCGCCGGTCGTGTCATCCGCAATGTCCATGCACTCCTGGGAAATGGCGTCCTCGCCAAGCTCTCGTGCGCGCGCGATGCGTGCAGCGAAAAGCGGGTCTTTCTCCATCCAATCGTAAATAGCTCGCCAAGTTGGCATGTGCTCACTTCTGCAAATGCTGCGCAGTGTTTCGCCATCGGAGATTCGCCGAACGATCTCTTCTGCTAGGTCTTGCGGCACAGGTACTGGCTTGGATGGCCTGCCACGCGGCCGCTTTGGCTGCTCTGGTGTCTTGACCTTGACCGTGCGCCCCTTCGCCGCAGCCTTGGGCTTGGCTGTTGGTTTGGGCTTTGGCTGGTTTGACATGGCTGCAATGCTGGGTTGAGCTTTTGGGGTGGTGGTGGTGATTCGAGCGGTATGGTAGCACTATCGAACCAGTTGGGGGAATGATGGACGGTGGAATAGTCTTTGATGTCGTTGGGGTTGGTGGTGGTGTTGACCGGGTTTGCTGTGTCCGATTGTTGGACATTCCGGTGTCCGAGTTTTTGGGGTGGGCTCCTGTTGGGCCCCCCCTTACTCTGAGGCTTCTTGATTCTGCGGGGGTGGCTTGTGGGCTGCTGGGGTTCTTGCCCGGGGAGGTGCGCGCCGCTTGGTGTCGTCCAGGGCGGCGGCTGGGTGATGTGAGCTACTTGGTGGTTTTGGATTGATTTGCGATCCCCCTTGTCAGTAGGTCTAGGGTACGCTGGGATGGTACCCGAGGTGGTTTGGCCATCGTGTAGATGCGCAGGGTGATTTCCTTGAGGCCTGTGATCTCGCATGCCTGGCGCAGGCGGTCTACGTTGCGCGGGCCTGGGAGCTGGGCCATGAGTGCCTTGAGTTGTTCGCTGCGGCCGGTCATGTTGCTTTAGCTCCTTTGCGCTTCTTTTGGAACTTTGGTGCAGGTGTTTGCACCGTACTTTTTGCAGCCCATCCTAGCGTGGACTCGCCATTCTGCCGGGTGGCGTCGATCAGCGTTTGCCGGTGGCTTTTTGCGCCTGCCGACCAGTTTACTTGCGAAGGGATTGCGCGCCAGTTGAAGGGGGATGTGGTCATGCAGCACCCATACCGATCAATTCAAAGACAGCACAAAGAAACGCAGCGGCGAGCGCAGAGGCGGATAGCACAAAGCAAAAAACTACTGCTTTCGTAGATTTTCCTTCATGAATGAACGCGGCCATTCCCAAACAAAAAATAGCGCCGATGATGATCAAGTAAGTAGCCAGCATCATGCACCGCCTTTCTGTCCCCGTGCGCGGATAGCGGCTGCACATTGATTCATCGCCGACCTAAAACCGTTCCACCATTCATTGGTTTTCACTGCTCCACCAATGCGCCCTTCGCACACCTTCGCGTTTTCTTCCCGCTCATGCTGCGCGACAAGCTCGGCGAAGCGGGTTAGCTCGGCGAGTTCCATTCCTCGCATGCTGACTGGCAGGTTCAGATAGCCGGATTTGTCGGCCCACTCGATTACTTGCTCTGGTTTCATTTCTTGCCCTTCGCGTTAATAACTGCCAGCGCGATTGCTTTTTGTGGGGTGTCTGCAAGTGCTCGGCCTTTGCCTGGAACATAAGAGTACCATTCAGTTGCGCCAGTGCTTTGCGGAAAACAGTCATACCGCTCCGCAATCGGCCCAGCAACTGCCCAGTCTCGGTAGTCAAAGCGCCGACACATGATTACTGGGCGCCTTTCATGCACATACACGCCCGAGTAACCGCTGGTTACATTCGACCACCCAATAGCCAGCGCCAGTGCTCTTGAAATCTCCGTATCGGTCATTTCGCCTCCCCTGCTTTGAGCAATGCGTTAGCTACCTTGTAAGCCCAGTCGCAACCCGCGACGGGGAAATCATCACCCTCTTGTAAACTTGCCAACACGCCAGCCACTACTGTCTCCGCCAGTTCATCCCTGCGCGACTGCACAATCATCGCGTCCAGCTCTGGAATGCCGCTGTTTGGCACCTTGAGCTTGATTGCTGCGTACTGGCGCAAGGTCATGTAGTTCGCCATGTTGTCCATTGGAAGCGGCGCGGTAACGTACATTGTTCCGAGAATTGGCTCGCCGACTACTTTCACTTGTGGGTCTTTGCTCATGATTTTTGCTCCTTTACTTTCTAACTCTGCTTCGGCCCTGTGAGCGCGGCCCTGCCAATAGTGCGCGTCACAGTAGCCACCTTGGTCAATGCCATCTTTGTGCAGCGTAAATTCCTCGCTTCCGCACTTGATGCACTTCATTATTGCTCTCCGGTTGCTTTTGCGATTGCTGCGCGGGCGGCTTGAACTTCATCTTCGTGCAAAGATACGGTGTACCATCCATCTCCGTCGTCATGACCGACTGAGCAAATGATCGACTTCAAAGCCTCCAGCAACTCCGCGTTCACTTCATGCAAGCGGCGCAATTCGGCTTCACATTCCACGGTGTCCAAGCCCGGCACGATCATCAGGGTTTTTGTCAGCGCGTTGCATGCGTCGGCCAATTGCAGCGCTTTAGGCTGCCCGCTCATCGCTGCCCCCAAACAATCAAGCCGGTGACGATAGCAACGGCGGCAATGGCAAACCACCATGCGGCGCTGTAACCCGTTTCCCGTGGCTCGGTAATCTCGCGGCTGGTGTAGGGGCCGAATGCTTCTTGCATGGTGCGTGGGCATTTGCGTGTTTGCATTGTGTCTCTCCAAGTTAAAGTAAAAGCCCGCTGCGACGGGCTGGGGCTGGGTGTCAGGCAATTCTTTGCGCTACTTGATGCGCCAGATGCGAACAACATCGCCGAAAGTGCGCGTTGCAAATTTTTGAGTTCCGCCTCTTTTTTTAAAGAACTGAATTGCGCTTCTTACGTTAGTAATCTCATTGATCGGCAAAGAAAAGCTATCACCTATTTCCATTTTTTTGAACGGGTAAATAGATTCTTTATCAGTTGAATGGAATGGGATGTTTTTTTCAATTACGATGCTCATAATTAGCTTACCTACTTAAAGCAAAAAAAGAATTGCGGTGGCGTCAGGCGTCGAATGCTTCGCGTGCTGCTTTGCGCGTAGTGCCGAACTGCTTGCCAGCGTGAACGCCGTCAATCCAGCGAGTTGCGATAAAGCCGCTCTTACCGTTGAACCGCACTGCTTCGTATGTGAATTTGGTCATGTTGCTTTCTCCAGTTGCGCCCCGCACTATTGCTTGGCATGACTGAAATTGTACATGAATTGTTGACGCTGCAAATACTTTTTGACTAGGGGAAACCCTATGTTCTTGGTATCGGTGCCCAAGGCCAGTCCTGCACCCAAGACTTGTGCCCCTGCCTTGACTGCTCCCATGCCTCCACCTCGGTCAGGCCCGATGCGCCCCAGTGCGTGCCGTTCCATACGCTGTACACCAGTGTGCGATGCACTCGCTTGTTCGGGGCCTGGTAGGTCTTTGCAGCTCGCAGGTAGATGCCAGGCTCTTCTGGTGGCATGTCGCCCTTGTTCATGCGCGCGATGTTGTAGTCTGGGTTCATTCTTCGTCCTCTTCTGGCCACTGCGGGCCGGTCTGATCCAGCCCAGTGCGGTATTCGTCGAACAGCTTCTCGCGCATCGCGGCCATGCGCTCCTGCTCCGTTTCTTGGGGTTGCTCGTTCACTTTGCCATCCTCCCAAGGAATTCAAAGAACCCGGCGAAGTACAGACCTACGCCACCGGCCACGGCCATCAACCCAATCGAGGCCAGCAAGCTCACGGCCCAGTTCCACATGCGATCCCACAGGTCAGGCTCTTCGGGCGCTGGAATGACCTGAAAGGTCTTGCCACCTACCACCGTGATGGTGAGCACGTCGCCTTGGCGCGGCTTGCACGCGCACTCGCGGCCTTGGTTGCAGTCGTGTGTGCAGTTCATGGTTTGTTCTCCGTTGGTGCTGAATTTGTCGCCACCGACACATGCCAACAAATCAGGCTCTTTAGCTTTTGCTTTGCCTCGTCGTAACTGTCGGCTGGGTGCGCCACGCCAAGGTGAGCTCCTACCATCTCCTCGTCAATTACGCGCATCCATCCCTGTTCTGCTGGCCGATACGCGCAGTCGCAGCAAAGTGCGCCGTCTAGCTTGTCGCCGACAAGAACGTCACCGCATGCGCTGCATGTTTGTTCTGGCTGCGCTGGTTGCGCTGGCGGTGTGGTGTAGAGTGGCTTCCACTCGCTTGGCTTTTGGTCGCGCATCATTTTCCCGCCAATGGACTTGTGGTGGACTGGTCCTTCGTACATTCCACCAGCGCAGGGGCGGTACCAAAACAACGGCTCTTGCGCTGGCTGCACAAGTGGGGCGTTAAATGCGTTCGCGAAAACCGTTGCTATCCGCGCTGGGTCTTTTTCACGCGCATCCACGTACTCGATTGTTGCTGGCTGTGCTGGTGGGGTGGTGTAGAGCGGGCGTTTTTCATAGCGTAGGCCGCTTTGTTTGCCATAAAAATCAGCGTCTGATTCTGTGTCGGACCAACCCCAGTCCGGGCTATCCCCGATGCGAATTTGCCACGCCACCGGCTCCTGCCCCTTCACCCGCTCCAACTCTGCTTGCTGCATCGCCTCGGCAACCATGACAAGCCTATCTCCAAGGTCCCGGTGCCCGTAAAATCTGACGATGCCCGCTGCGTCCGCGATGTCCTTGTCCGGGGCATTCAAGTTTGGTTGCAGTTTCGGCATTGATCGCACCCGCTCCAACTCTGCGGCCAGTGCGTCGCGCTCGGATTGCAAGGTTTCTATTTCTTTTATTGCTTCATATTGCAGAATAATCCAGTCAGTATGGACAAACTTAGCAAAATCGCGGTCAACTTTTGCTCTTAGTCGGTCGAGTAATGAGATCATGTTATCTCCTTTTAAGCATATTTAGAAAACCCTGCCAATTCCCATTCGCAAGGTTCAATCTCAGTTGCGTAAAAAAGCAAATCTTTTTTCCCACATGCAAGAACAATCTCGCGCCACAAAACACTATCGTCTGCTGCTGTGATTGCTTGCAAGCAGACGCAAACCCCAGCAAAAAATGAAACGTCAATATCGTGCGCTGGCACGGGCTGCGTTATTGCCTCTACAGATCGTGCAGACGATTTTCGCAAAACCTCTTCATCGGATATGTCGCTGCGTCCTTTGCGAGACGATTTAAATAAAGCATATCCGCATGGTTCTCCTATTGTTTGCGGGTCGTCGTGCGTAACACCGATTGGAAATGCGTTGTCAAACGCCCAGTATTCAGGCTTTCCCTCTACAAAATTTTTCCATAACCAAAACTTTTCTGGTTTTCCTAACTTCACTTTTTCAAGTTCTGCGGCCAGTGCGTCGCGCTCGGATTGCAGGGATTCGATTGCCTTGGCAAGTTCAGCGCGGGCCTTGTCGCGGTTGTACGCATTTGTGCTGGTAAGTTCAGACATGTCTGTGTGGTGGCGGTGCGCATATTCATCCGCCAGCTTCATGATGTCTTGTGTGGTCATGTTGTTCCTTTCATTGCTGCGCTGATAGTCTGTTTAAGCTCCTTGAACTTTTCAAAGGTGGCATCCGCTTTCTTGTTTTGGGCTATCGATTCACTATCTGCTTGATGCCAATAGGATTTGCCAAGTTCAAATGCGCGCTGTAAGGCCTTGTCGACATCTTCCCGCAGTTGCTCGTTGACTTTCCGCAGCGAGGCCACTTCATCAGCCAGCCTCCCATTTTGTGCCTCAAGGAGCCTGATTTTTTCTGCGCGATTTAGCAGTGTTTCATTGAGCGGCAGCGCCACTTCGGAGTAGGGATTTCGCCTGTTCGATGCAGCAGCATCTCGAATATGGTCTTGCACACGCTCTGGCAAATGTAAAAGCGCTGGGTCTATCCTTATTGCCATGTTCAATCTCCTGTAATTGGAATGAGGCGGACGGCAACAGCACAGCCCTCGTAGCTCTTGTGGGCGAGGTTCTGGTAGCCGCCGCCGAAGTGGCAATCCCAGGCGTAAGAATCGCCGTAGGCTTCGCTGGTCCAATGCCATTCAGGGCGCAGCTTGTCTTTGGCGTTTTCAATAAGCAGGGCTGCTACGGGGCGCGATGGCAACTCGCCACCGTGCTTTGAGGCCCAGTCCATGGCGGCCTGCCAAGTCAGGTTCTCGCCCTTGGCGGCCAGCAGCACCACGGCGCAATGCGTGCCGTCTGGCTTGGTCGTCAGGCCAGCAAAGATGCCGCCTTCGAGTGGCGCGCCCAGTGCGGGTAGGTTGGTGAGTTTCATGCTGCACCCCCTTGCACGCGCTTAAATTCCACCACCCATACCCAAGGATTAGCGTCCCATGAGCCGGGGCCGTTGATGGATTCCCAGAGAACAGCGTACTCGGCAATCGGTCCGGTCACATCTTCCGCCATTCGACCCAAGATGATCGCGCCCGTATCAGTCACGCCTTCCGCAATCGCATCCGCCTCGCTGATGTCCTGCAAACGCTCCACGCGCACGCTGACGATCTCCAGCGTGATGCGGCTGGCCCAGCGGGGCATGTGGATGCTGGGGATTGATCTTGCTGGCAACCCGATGGCTGGGGGCGGCTCTGCTTCGTAGTCAACACCGGGCAACGCAATGCCAGTCGCGCTGTAGTGATGTCGGTTTGTCTCGGTGCTTAAAAACAAACTCTCCCGCACCCAAAGCCGGTCGCCGGGCTGTCCATAGGGGCAGTTGCTGTACTCTCCTTGATTGATTTCGCCAGCAAGTTCGCGTGGCATCAGCATGCACCCAAAGTTAGCGTCCTTGCGAGGCTTCACCACCCTCCGCGTCTGAGTCTTGCTGCCATCCAGCAGTGCGCGAACCATGGGGCCGCTGAACAAAATCGGACGTTCTTTCATGCTGCACCGCCTTTATCTTCTGGTAGCGATTGCGCCCATTCGACAAGCTCGCGCTTGCTGTAAAACTTGCGCAACCTGCCCGCCCCGGCTCTTGCTACAACCCAAAAAATGAACATGCCAATAGTGATCCACTGCCAAGCAAGCGAGCGACCATCAGCAAGCAACACAAGGCCCGCCGTCACTGCAAAAGTAAAAACGTCGCTGACAATACTGCCAAGCACAGACTCGTAAAGAACTACTGTATGCGGCTTGTTGCTCATACCTCACCCCCAAGCGCCAGCGTAACGGCCCGGTGCGCGGCTTCGGCGTCTGCTGCTGTGGCGAATAGCTGGCCGGATTTGAAGGCGTTAAAACGCCATGCGCTGGCTGTATTAAAAACAATCCTGTCCGCCTGTTTTTCTCCGAAGCTCATTATCCAAACCTCCTGCCCATCTTCCGCACTTCTCAGCGGCGCGTTGATCTCGATTCCGTTGATCGTGATTTTTTCCGGCTCGGCTGGGGCGCGGCGGTATTCCTCGTCTTCAAAAAACTGGGGGAATGGGTCATCATCAAAAAAGCCAGTGCTTGCGCGTATCTGCACCTTGTTCTTCTTCCTGTCAGAGAAGTGCCAAACGGCAAGGTCGAAGTGTCTGCTTTTTGCCATGATTAAAGTCCTTCGTCGGCCAGTGCTTCGGCCATGAAAAGTAGGGTGGTCAGGTAGTCATCCCCGCCAAGCCCTTTGCACCAGCTCGGCCACAAGTAATCAACATAGGCAAATGCAGCATCTATGTCGTTGCTCCAAAAATTCTCGCCCCTCAACGCAAACTCCCGCAGCGCCGAACTAATAGGCCCGTATTGCAAATGTTCGTTGTCGGGGTGGATGCGGTATAGCATGTCGCCGGTAAACGGCGCGCGCTTAATTATTTCCCAATCAACATTAACGGCAACCCACTGTTCAATCCTCGCCCCACGCGCTGCTGCAAAAAGTAGTCGGCTCATTTCAAAACTCCCACCGATAAGCCACCCGCACACCTTGCTCAGTCGGCGCAATCAGCCACTGAGTGCCACCAGCGGCCAAGCACCCAGCCAGCCCCGTGACAATCGCGTCCTTGGCCGACACGGTGCGTCCCGGCGTGTAGTGGTCCGCGACTTCTTTGCCAACGCCTGCAACCCAAGCGGCGGCACAGCCCTTGCGCCAGTCATCAATCGCCACAGTCACAGCGGCACCGATAACCGCGCCACCGATTGCGTGCTGGGTCTTGTCTACGCCGTGCCATTCGTCTGCGTGTGCGGCGGTCGCCAGCAGTGCTGCGAGGATGATTGCAATGCGTTTCATGGTGAACTCCTAAAAAATGAACTTGAATGAACTTGAGACAGAACCTGTATTCTATCGGAATATTTACGCTGTGCGCGTTTTATTGAAAAAAGAGTCTAGGGACAAACCCTAAGCCCGGTGGCTTTCCCAATTGAAGCTCACCAGCTTTCCCCCGCCTTCCCGCAGCCGGTCGGTGATACGGTCGCCAAGTTGCTCGCGCAGCGCGGATGCGTCCAAGTTGGTCAAGATGATCGTCGGTTTAAGGTTCTCGTACCGCTTGTTCATCAGGTCGAAGATCAGCGTCTTGCTGTGGTCTGTGTCGTAGGCCATGCCAACCTCGTCCAGGATCAGTAGGGCAGGCCCCACTAGGTCGTTGATGGCATCGCCTTCGCTGGTGCTTGAATCCTTGTCGTAGGACCGCTTGATGGCGCGCAGGGCGTCCGAGACGGTGGTGAACAGCGCGCTGTGGCCTTGGCGGATGACGTGGCCGGCAATGGCGCAGGCGAGGTGCGTTTTTCCAGTACCTGGTTTGCCCGACAGGATCAGGCACGTCCCGCGCTCGCGCATGGTGGCCCACTCGTCGGCGTATGCCCTGGTGATCCTCAGAGCTCGCTCTTGGCCCTCTCCCTTGGCCTCGTACCCTTCAAACGTCCGGCTCTGGAACCGCAGCGGGATGCCAGAACGCTGGAATAGGCCCTCAATGCGCCTTGCCTGGGCCTCAGCCTTGGCCTGCTGGTCGCGGCGCTCTTCTCGGGCCTTCTCGTCGGCCAAACAGGCCGGGCAGGGGGATAGGATGCGGCGGCCAAGGATTTCCGCCACCTTGGCCTCATACGGGCCGTGCTTGGCGCATTCGCGCGGCTCCGTGGAGTTAGAAGCTGGTGTCATCGGGGTCTCGGTCGTAGTTGAACTTGCTTGTGTCAGTTACCAGTCCGGCCTTCGGGCGATTGCTCGGCTTTGGCGCATACACATCTTTCCAGCCGCTGCGGATCGACGTGTTGATGGCCTCAATTGGATCGTGGCCGGCGTCGCGTATGCGCTCCAGTTGGTTGACAAGCAGCTTGTGGGCGTAGTCCGTGCCCTTGGCCCTGAGCTTCTTCCGGACCTCCAAGAATGCCGCCCATGTTTCGGCCGGAATCCAGTCAGGCAGCACGAAGGTGCTGGTATTAGGTTTATGTGATGGTTCAGAAGGTTTAGTGATGGTTATGGGCGCAGATTCTGCGGGGTGGGGTGCAGAACTTGCGGGGGTTTTTGCAAAAGTTGCGGGGGTGGGGTGCGAATTCTGCGGGGGTATCAACGAAAGTTGCGGGGCGCAGAATCCGCGGGGGTCCAGCGTATAAAGCGTGCTGCGGCCGTTGCGCATATCGCGGCGAATGGCTCCACACTTTTCCAGTGCGGATATGTGAACTTGTACCGTGCGCTCGCTCATGCTGCACTTCACGGCGATAGTGCTGATGGCTGGGTAGCACTCCCCTAAGTCATTCGCGTTGTCGGCCAGAGCCAGCAACACCATCTTTTGCCCGGTCGGCAATGGTGCTTTCCAAGCCTCTGTCATTAAAACGATGCTCACAGTTCTTCCTCCAATGGTTCGTTTTTCGCACCACTTAGCGCGAACAAAGGCCCAACAGCGTCCCGGATGCGCTCCTGCTGGAGCGGCCCATACTCAGGGTTCAGCTCGCACCCCAGGTACTGGCGGCCGTGCTGGATGGCCACCGCAGCCGTGGTGCCGCTGCCCATGAACGGGTCCAGCACAATGTCGCCTGGCCTGCTGCCAGCTAGGATGCACGGCTCAATCAGCGCGGGCGGGAACGTGGCGAAGTGGGCACCCTTGTACGGGCGGGTGGCGACGGTCCAGACGCTGCGGCGGTTGCGGGTCGCCAAGTCGTATGTGGATTCCTCGCGGTCGGGCCGGTGTGTGCCGTAGCCTTGGCCTGGGATGGTCTGCTCGCGCTTGCTGCCGTCACGCTTGAAACTGTCGGCGCGGCTGCGCTGTCGCTCGGCATAGGCCGCCAGCCCAACCTTTGTCCGGTGCTTCTCGTCACCTTTCCGGTATGCTTCTTCTCCGCGGTGGCTTCTGTTTCCTGGCGGTCCACTTGTGGCCGGCTCCTTCATCGCCTCGATGTCGAAGTAGTACCGCTCCGACTTCGACAGCAGGAAGATGTACTCATGCGCCTTGGTGCAGCGGTCGCGCACGCTCTCGGGCATGGGGTTTGGCTTCGCCCAGATAATGTCTTGGCGCAGGTACCAGCCGTCGGCGCGAAGGGCGAAGGCGAGCATCCACGGGATGCCGATTAGGTCTTTTGGCTTGTAACCGTCGATGGGCTTGTTCAGCGCGCGGCGCTGCTTGCCCTCCATGTGCGCCAGTTCGCGCGCTGGGTTCTTGTTGTCAGTTGCGCCCCCTTGGCGCGCGTAGCTATCCCCAATGTTCACCCACACCGTGCCGTCATCGGCCAGCACGTCGCGCACGCACCGGAACACCTCGACCATGGCCGCGATGTACGCCTCTGGCGTCTGCTCCAGCCCTATCTGGCCGTCATGGCCATAGTCGCGCAGGCCGAAGTACGGCGGACTGGTCACGCAGGTCTGGGCGCGCACGCCGCCAGCCGCCCAGCGCCGCATGGTGTCGCGGCAGTCTCCAAATTCGATTTTGTTCATATGGACCCAAAAAAGAACGCCACCGGACCCATGGGACAAGCATGGATTCGGTGGCGTAGGCCTTGGAGGCTTTGCATTGAGTTTGCACCTTGTCCGTGCCAATGCGAAGCCGCCTGGTTGAATCATACCCGATTCGCGCCCACTGGTGGTGAAATCGAACCACTTTTCCCAGACAAATAGCTCTCGATCTCTTCCTTCGCTGCTTCCCAAGACCAGCACACAGCAACGCGGTGGCCTTCGTCGGCCATGCGCTTGCCGTACCAGGCCTGCTCGGGCGTGGGCTTGTTCTTCCCTGCCTTCATTTCCACGATCAGGCCGATGTGCCCGCCGCGCGCCACGGGGAGCTTGATGTCGAATTCTCCCTTAAGCATGCCAGCGGCCTTGGCTTTCCCGGCCTGCGCCGCGGTCAGCTTCACTCCGTTGAGGCTGCAAGAAAGAAGGTCAAGCGCGGGGTACTGCGCCAGCACTGCGGGGTTGCGCGCCCAAGTAAACAGCGCGGCCTGGTGCTGAAACTCCGGCTCTGCGCTGCGCTGTTTTGGGATGCCGGTGTAAATCATTGGTCTTCCAGTGCTTCAAACATGTCAATGGTGGTCGGCCCGCGCTCGCGCTTCACCGGTTTGGCAAAGCGGATAGCAGAGCCCTTCTTGGTCTTGGCCGGCACGATGTTGGCCTTGCGAGCGCAGCGCGGCCCCACGGCCATCGCGCCGATGAAAGCGAAGGGACGGGTTGGTCGTCCACACAAACAGCAGATCAGCTTCATATCGTGCAGCCAGCATGGATTTCACGCTTTGCCTTCAGGTAGGCCTGATGCGCCTCGTGCTTGTCTCCAAAAAAGCCAAGGTGACGCTTTTTCCCATGGGTTTTGATCTCGGCTTTCCATGTATTTTTCTGCGTGCTCCAGTGAACACCCAAAAGGCCACCACGGCGACCCACGTTGCAAGCTTGGAATCTGACATGGCTGTTCCTCGGTTGCGCCGCAGTGTAAGACTTATGCTGCCATACCTTGGTGTCGAAGTAGCGCCGACAGATCGGGTGCGCGCCCCCGAAATTCCCGGAAGGATTCCATTGCAGGGCGGCTGCCGCCGGCCTCCAAAATGCAGCGCAGGTAGCGCCGCCCGGTGTCTTGGCTGTGGGTGCCGTCGGGTGCGGCGGTTTCTTCAAGCGCAGCGTAGGCGTCAGCGCTGAGCACTTCGGCCCATTTGTAGCTGTAATAGCCTGCGGCATAACCGCCGGCAAAGATGTGGCTGAAGGTGTGTGCGGTACGGCTCCAGGTGGGCGAGGCGAGGACCGCCACCTCGTCTCGCACTTGTTGCAGCAGCGCCATGAAGTCGGCACCGGGTGCGTGCTCGGTGTGCAGCAGCATGTCAAACAGCGCGAATTCAATTTGGCGCAAGGTCTGCAAGCCGCTTTGGTAGTTTTTCGCGGCCAGCATTTTTTCGAACAGCGCGCGCGGCAGTGGTTCGCCGGTCTCCACATGGGAGGTCATGTGGCGCAGCACATTCCACTCCCAGCAAAAGTTCTCCATGAACTGGCTGGGCAGCTCAACCGCGTCCCATTCCACGCCGCTGATGCCCGATACGTCACGCTCGTTGACCTGGGTGAGCAGGTGGTGCAAGCCGTGGCCGAACTCGTGGAACAAGGTGGTCACGTCGTCATGGGTGAGCAACGCCGGTTTGCCGTCCACGCCGTCGGCAAAGTTGCACACCAGGTGGGCGACTGGCGTTTGTAGCCTGCCGGTGTCGGGGCGCAGCCAGCGCCCACGCACGTCGTCCATCCAAGCGCCGCCGCGTTTGCCCGCGCGGGCCGCTGGGTCCAGGTAAAACTGGCCCACCAGTTGCAGACCTTGCGGGCCACGCCGCTCAATGCGGTAGAACTGCACGCCGGGGTGCCACACCGGCGCGCTGTCTTGGCGAATCTCGACGCCAAACAGGGTCTCCACAATTTTGAACAGGCCTGCCAGCACCTTGGGTGCCGTGAAGTACTGCTTGACCTCTTGCTCGCTGAATGCGTAGCGTGCTTCCTTGAGCTTTTCGCCGATGTAGGGCCAGTCCCAGGGCTGTGGATCGTGCAGGCCCAACTGCTCCTTGGCGAATTGGCGCAGATCGGCCAGGTCTTGCTCGGCAAAGGGCCGGGCTCTGCGGGCCAAGTCGCGCAGGAATGCGATGACTGCCTCGGGCGTGTCAGCCATTTTGGGCACCAGCGACAGGGCGCCATAGTGCGGGTAGCCCAGCAGCTGCGCCTCTTCTTTGCGCAGCGCCAGGATGGCGTGGATGGTCTCGGTGTTGTCAAAGCTTTGCGCGCCTGCGCCGGGCTGGTCGGAGGCCCGCGTCACATACGCGCGGTACAGCACTTCACGCAGGGAGCTTGCGTGCGCGAATTGCATGACGGGCAGGTAGCACGGCATTTTGAGGGTGAGCTTGTAGCCCTCGCGGCCTTGCGCTTGGGCCGCTTCGCGTGCGGTTTGGATTACGTCGGCGGGCACACCGTCGAGCATGTCCGCACTGGCGTAGTAGGCAAACGCGTCGGTGGCATCGAGCGCGTTTTCGCTGAACTTTTGACCCAGGGCGGCCTGCTGCTCCTGAATTTGCGCAAAGCGCTGTTTGGCCGCACCCACCAGATCGGCACCGCCGAGCACAAAGTTGCGCAGCGCATTCTTGTGTGCCTGCTGTTGCTCAGGGTTTAGGCTGGACGTGTCGATGGCGCGGTACTTGGTGTAGAGCCGTTCGTCGGCGCCCAGGCGCGCCCAGAACTCGGTGACTTTGGGCAAAGCCGCGTTGTAGGCAGCGCGCAACTCTTGGGTATCGGCCACTGCATTGAGGTGGTTGACCGCACCCCAGGCCACACCCAACCGTTCAGTGGCCACATCAAGGGTGGCAGCGATGGCCGACCACTGGGCAGGAAAGTCGGGGCGGGTGACTGCTTCCAGCGCCGCATCTGCTGCTGCCAGCAAGGTGTCGATGGCCGGGGCCACATGCTCCGGGCGGATTTGGTCAAACGGCGGCAGACCGTCGGATTGCAGCAAGGGGTTGTTCATTGCGGGGCCACGCGTTCTGCCGCTTCGAGGGTGTTGACCAGCAGCATGGTGATGGTCATGGGGCCTACGCCGCCGGGCACCGGGGTGATGTAGCTGGCAACTTGGCTTACGCCTTCAAAGTCCACGTCACCGCACAGCTTGCCCGCGTCGTTGCGGTTCATGCCCACGTCGATCACCACGGCGCCGGGCTTGACCATGTCGGCAGTCAGCACGTTGCGCTTGCCCACGGCGGCCACGATCAGGTCGGCCTGCAAGGTGTGGGACTTCAAGTTGGCAGTGGCGCTGTGGCACACGGTGACGGTGGCGTTTTGCTGCAGCAGCATGAGCGCCATGCAAAGCAGCTCAACCAAGGCGTTGACTTGTTTCTTGTGGTCATTGACCATACGCTGCTGGCCTGGCAACCAGCTTGCGCTTAAAGCAAGGGCATCGACTTCGTTGTCAGTGAACAGAAGCAATCCCCTGTTGTTGCCCCTACAAATAGGTTCCGCCCAAATTGAAACAATCTTGTACGCCAAGTGATCCAAGGCCGAAGCAGTCTTGATGTCAGTCGGATGGTTTACAACAATTGGCGTATTAGTTGCCAACCGATACCTGTCACCTTCTCGCATCCGCTCCATCGCCCACAGTGGGATGTCAAGTATTGTGATGGGCTCTAGGTCGGTGGTGTACAGCACTGCCTTCATGAGGCCTCCCACTGGCATTTCGGGCTCATGTTGCTGGACTTTGCCGGTGCGTAGCCCACGCGCCGTATCACGCCCATCTTTGCGCCATGCTTGATGACCGCGCCCCACGCCCTTTTCGTCGGCGGGTCGGCCACAAGCATCTTGGCCTCAGCCCAAGCGCGAACATCCTCTGCCAAGAACTTCTCGCCGCGGTGCTCTTGGCAGTAGTAGTGCAGTGCATGCGCAGCGCAGAGGCTCCAGTCGGCGCGCACGCGGTCAGCGTGATCCACGGCACGGGCCATCCCGGTATCGCGCTTGGCTTCGGCTTGGGCAATGTCCATTATTTGCTCCTAAGTAGTCTTTGAAATGTCACCTCAAGCGCGTCGAGTTCGTCCATGCGCTTTACGTTCCAGATGGCGCGTCGGCCATGGATTCCGTTGTGGCTGCCCTGGTGGCAGTCCTTGCACAGAGCAACACACAGGTATTGCTTGTGCTGTTTGACGTGGTGCGCGTCACTTGGGCCGGGCGCATCGCATACGCTGCACGGCAGTTCTTTGACCCTTGCGATGTGGCGGCGCTCTTCGGGTGTCAGTTTGTTGTTCATCCGCGTGACTTCGGTTCGTCCATGAGACAAGCCCGGGAATCCCGAACTGCCAGGATTCCCGTTACACCCAGGCGTCCTGCCTCAGTGCTCGCTTGACGGTCACATTCAAATTGTCCAGCACCCGTTACGCGGGCCAGTCGCTGATCGTCGGTTGTTCTGCTGGTTTTCGTGGTCGCTGTGCAACGCCACGCCGCCGGGCTTGTCAGTTTAGCGGCATCCCTTTTCTTGTCGGCCACCGGGACGCGGTGCGCTGCTTTGTCAACTTGCGGACAGCACTTGGAAAGCAAAAAACCCTTGGTCCCTGCTTTCCACGCTCGCACCGTGCGCCCATCAAAGGGCAGAAAGCAGAGGCCAAGGGCTTCTGAGTTGTCTTTGCGGTGCGAGCGCTTGACGGGCAAATTGTAGCACAGTGTTTTGGCGCTGCGCCTTATCGGGGTCCGGCGAAGGGTCATACAGTCCTGGCCTCCGTGCGGCGGTTCGCCTCAAGGGTGCGCCAGACTTCAATGCGCGCCTGAGCTGCAACAATCAGCCAGCGCAGCTTTTCCTCCTTGGCCACGGCCTCCCGCAAGCCTTCAAGTAGCTGCTGATACTCCGGGTCGGCGTAGGCCTCGCGCTCCTGCGCGCTGATCGCGGTGGTGCCCAGCGCCTCGGACGACTTCATGCACAGCGCCTTCTTGGTCTTGCGGAACTCTTCAAGGTAGATCCGGTGCGCCTTGGCCTCTGCGTAGGCCGGTGCGTTGTCGCGGATGAAGTCCAGCGCTCGAAAAATGTTGATCTCTGCATCCGGGCTCACGCTGCCCTCCGTTGCTTCAAATTCTCCAGCGCCGCGGCCTTGAAGCCTTCACCCAGCTTGTCGAGCTCTGCGGCCACGTATGACCACCAGCCACGCTGCAATGTTGCATCACCACCAGCCCATGCCATTTCTGCCAGGGCGGCGGCGCGCTTTGCTGCCAATTCGTCTTGCCAGGTCATTCGCACAGCCCGTAGATGCTGCTGCAAAGCTGTCCAGGCTCTATGCTGTCAGTTCGAAATAGATCAAAGTTGTTTTTGCCGCGACTGGTCTTGGACCAGTTAATCATAGAGTGAATGTTGAAAGCAGCGACGGCTTCCTCCGGTGTTGGTTTATGTCCAAGGTCTCCACTGAAAAACGTGGCAGCCTGCCGTTTGCTGGCCTGAGCGACAATGCGCTCCCACTCGGCCACACGCTCAATCTCTTCGGGAAACCGCTGGGAGATCGCCAGCAATTCATCCTTGCGCGCGTGAATGCACGGCATGCAGCCGACCCGGCCCATGCCTTGCTCGTAGAGCGGGTTGTGCTTGATGCCGTGCTTCTTGTGCATGGCAAAGCACTCCTCAGCCGTCCATTTCAGGATTGGCCGGTAGTTCCAGAGCGTTGCGCCATTGGGCCAAGTGGCCTTGGATTCCATTTCAACCAGGTTCCGGCGCGCTAAGCTTTCGTCGGCCCGGACGCCCTGCCAACTGATCACGTCGTCGCCTGCATCAATCAGCGGGGCCTGTACTTGCTCAATGATGGGGTTGCGTTTCAGTTCCTCACTGCAAAAGCGGGCCTTGGTGCTGGGAAACCGGCCCTTCCAGATGCATAGGTCGAGGAACGGGTTTCCCGTTGGTTGCAGGGTAGCAATGGCGCGCAGCACGACATCCTCGGCAACTCCCTGCTCGCGCCACTTGGTAGCGACGAAACCCCGCTTACGCTCAATGTCTTTGGCGAAATCAGCCTTTACAGTTCGGATCGGGAAAACCTTGTCGTTCAAATACTGCACGTACTCGTAGGTATGCGGATGCTCGTGGCCGGTGTCAGCAAAAACGGCCTGCATGTTGTCCGGCTGGCGCTCAATGGCCAGCAACAGCAGAGCCGTGCTATCTTTGCCTCCGCTCACACTGATGATGTTGTGTTCTTGCACGGTCTTCCCGATCAAAATGGCAAGTCATCGTCCATTTCGTCAAACCCGCTACCAGTGCTGGCGGCAGGCGCTTGGCGCTGCGGCGGTGCTGCACGCTGCGGTGCCGGGGCTTGCCGGGCCGGTTGCTGCGGTGCTTGCTGGCCTTGCGGGGCGTCATCGCGCCCGCCCAGTAGCTGCAACTCGGTGGCAACAATGTCGCAAGTGGGTTTCTCTACGCCGTCTTTGTCGGTGTACTTGCCGTACTTCAAGCGGCCCTCAACGTAGACCGGCTTGCCTTTCTTGACGTACTCGCCCGCGATTTCTGCAAGGCGCTCGTACAGAGTGACGCGGTGCCACTGCGTATCCTCAATCGCTTCGCCAGTGTTCTTGTCCTTGCGGCGGCTGGTGGTGGCGATGCTCAGGTTGCAGACTGCGCGGCCGTCGGCCATGTAGCGAATTTCAGGATCGCGCCCGACGTTGCCCAGTAGAGTGACTTTGTTCACGGATGCCATGTAGTTCCTTCGGTGGTTAAATGCTGCTCAACGCGGTGCGCGCGTCGTTGATCTGCGCCTGAGCCTTGTCCAGCGCGGCATGGGCGCGGGTCAGTGCCTTGTGGCGCGGCTGGCTGGTGGGCTTGGCCGCCTTGAGGTAGGTGCTTGCGATCAGAATGCGGACGGCCGCCGGGATGCGCGCGCCGCGCTCGTATCGAGCGGCAACGGACTGCTGCACTCCAACCGGCCCCCAAAACTCCTTTTGGGTCAGCTTGCGGTCAAGGCGCAGGCCCTTGGCCACCGGCCCCGTAATTTGGTCTTCTTGCATGGTTCCTCAGTCGAAAAGTTTGAAAACGTGGCAATGGTATCAGAATCGAACCACTTGCAACACCCATGTTTCTTGCATTCTGCAAATTTTACCGCCAAAGTGCGCGCAACCAGTCTCAGGCGGTACCAAATGCAGATCGACCGGCGCTATTTTGAGGGCCTGCTGCGCGACAAAGGCATGTCGCTGCGGGCGCTGGCAAAGCTCATGGGCATGGGGCACAGCCAACTGAGCTTGACGTTCGGCGGTGAGCGCAGGCTCCAACTGGATGAAGCGATACAGCTTGCGACCATCTTCGGGGTGCCGCTGGCCCAGATTGTGCAGGCCATGGGCCTCCAGCCAGCGCAAGCGGGCGAGCTGCGGGTATCCGTCATAGGTAGCGTGCTGGGTGATGGCACGGTGCGCCCGCACGACCATGGAGCCGTTGACCGGACCACAGCGCCCGCCGGGGTGCCCGGTGATGGCCTGGCAGTGCAGTTTAGGACGGCCGGCACGGCCCTGGAGTGGCTTGACGCCACGGTCATGTTCTGCGCGAAGCCCGACGGCATCTACCCGGCAGCGATTGGCCGCCTATGCTTGGTGCAGATCAAGGACGGCCCCATGGCGGTGGCCACAGTGCGCCGGGGCTACGCCGAGAATTCCTACAACCTCACCGGCCCGTGCACGCGGGATAGCGCGCGCCTTGAGTTCGCCGCCCCGGTTCTGTTCTCTCGCCACTGACATTGCGAATCTGGGCGCATTCTGATGCGTCTGGACGAAAACAGAAGAAATAAGCACTTGTTTTTTGTCCGGGGTGGTTCTAGAATCTCTCCATGGCGCTGTTGCCATACCACGGAGAAACACAATGACACGCGAGATCATCGCCTACGCGACCGAAGCGGCTTGGCTGGCCGCCAGGGAGAAGGACATCACGTCCACGCAAGCCGCCGCCCTGTTCAATGCCGGGGCCTACGTGAAGACTGCCTACGAGCTTTTCATGCTCAAGTCGGGCAAGGCCAAAGCCGACGACTTCAAGGAAAACGACCGCACAAAGTGGGGCAACCGTCTTGAGTCCGCCATTGCGCTGGGCATGGCCGAAGACCTTGGCCTGATCGTCGAGCCCTTCAAGGTCTACGTTCGCATTCCTGAGCTTTGCATGGGGTCGAGCTTTGATTTCAAGATCGTTGGCTTGGCCGACGGCTTCACGGGCGACGAAACCTACCGCGACCTGTTCCGTCAGCACGGGCCGGGCGTGATGGAAGTAAAGGCGGTAGATAGCCTGCAATTCCGCCGGAACTGGGTGGACGATGGCGAAAGCATTGAGGCCACGCCACAAATCGAGTTCCAAGTTGCCCACCAGCTTGAAGTGGCGGACCTGAACTGGGCAGTGATCGCCCCGCTTGTCGGTGGCAACACTCCCAAGCCCGCCTACCGGCTGCGCGACCGCGCCACGGGGGAGGCCATCCGCGCCAAGGCCGCCGAGTTCTGGAAGCGCATCGGCGACAACAACCCGCCCGAGCCGGACTTCACCAAGGATGGAGACACCATCGCCCAGGTGTACCGCGACAACGACGGGTCTTTCATTGACCTGAGCGACAACCCGCGCCTGGCCGTGCTGTGCAAGCAGTACAAGCGCGCCGCGGTGGACGCCAAGACCGCAGAGGATGCCAAGAGCGCGGCCAAGGCCGAAATCTTGACTATCGTGAAGGCTGCCAAGAGCATCCAGTACACCGGCGGAAAGATCAGCGCCGGCACGAACAAGGAAAGCTACCGCGCCTACTACCGCGACGGCTTCACCAAATGCACGATTACCGTGACCGAGGTGGCCGGTACCGACATCGAGGCCACGGTGCCGCCTTACCGCAACTTGCGGATCACGGAGGACGCATGATGTATCAGGAATCCTTCATTCAGAGCGAGGCCGAGCGCCTTGGTCAAATCATCGCAGGCATGCAGCACACATCTGTCAATGGGCAAGATGTGGTGTACATCACGCCAGAAGAATTCACCGATATCCGTCGTGAGTTTCCGCCGCAGGTTTACTCGCCAATGCAGCGAGCCGCGAGAGATGACAAGAATTCTATCAAGGGTGCGATCTTCAAGATAGGCGCAACTTTTGTTTGCGACAAGAGGATGGCCGCGTGATGCCCACACCCATTGAAACCTTCGTGCTGGTGGAGTTGCAGGATCTTCCAGCAACCGGGTTATCGTTTCCATCGTGCATCAAGCGCATCATCCGCACCTACCTTGGCCGCAACCGCGCGCAGCAAGACTGCGATCTGTTGTCCGCCGAGCGCCCCGGCACCTATGAGGTGCTGACCATTCAACACATCGACGATTGAGGACACTTCCATGACCGCACAAACTGAAACCCAGCCCCGCAGCGAGATGCAGACATTCCGGAGCATGCTGGAGGGCACCATGCGCGCAGAGATCGCCAAGGCCCTGCCAACCGGCGTTGAGCCCGACCGCTTCATCCGCACCACCGTTACCGCAGTTCAAATGAACCCCAAGCTGTTGGAGGCTGACCGCCGCAGCCTGTTGGCCGCGTGCATGAAGTCCGCACAAGATGGCCTGCTACCGGACGGCCGCGAGGCGGTGCTCAACATCTACAATACCAAGGTGAAAGACGGCAACCAAGAATACTGGGCCGAAATGGTTCAGTACCTGCCGATGGTGCGCGGGCTTCTCAAGGTGGCGCGCAATTCGGGCGAGGTGGCGCACTTGGACGCCGCTGCCGTGTACGAGAAGGACGAATTCGTGTTTGAGCGCGGCGATGAAAGCCGCCTGGTTCACCGTCCGTATCTGGGCGCGGATGACCCCGGCCAAGTGATCGCGGCCTACTGCATCGCCAAACTCACCAATGGCGAGATCCACCGCGAGGTCATGAGCCGCCGCGACATTGAGAAGGTGCGCGGCGCTTCCAAGGCGGCCAATGGCCCAGGCTGGACTACGTGGTATGACCAGTTCGCCATCAAGTCGGTGATCAAGCGCGCCACCAAGCTGTTGCCGTCATCGTCCGACCGGCTGGAGCGAGTCATCCAGCACGACAACGACGCCATGGGCTTTGAATTCAACCAGCGCGGCGCGGACGCTGCGCCATTGGTGACAAACCAACCGGTGCGCCACCTTGAGGCCGGCAAGTCCTCCCGCTTGGCCAGCATCATTGGCGCACAGCCCAAGGCAGAGCCGGTGCCTGTTGAGGCTGGCGCGGAAGACCAAGCGCAGGCGGGGGGTGCAGCATGACCGCCAAATTCATCCCCGGCTGCACGATCTTCAAGATGTACTCCGAGCGCGGACTCCCGCCAGAAATCTCCGTGATGCTTGCGCACGACAGCGGCTGCACGGTCGAGTGGCCGAGCTTCATATCCGAGGCGAGGCGCAACGGGTGGAGCTACAAACAAATCTTCACGACCATCATCACGGCAGTGAAGCAGGCCGACATTTTCACCCAGCAGCAAGTCGCTGAGTTCACAAAGATGGCAGAGCAATTCTTTGCCTTCTCCATGGCGCTTGAATCCAAAAGCGCGGCAGGGGGCGCGGCATGACCCGTGTCACAGAATCCGAGCTGGCCAAGCGCTGGGGGGTGACGACGCGCACGCTCCAGAGCTGGCGCAAGACCGGCCAAGGCCCAGCCTATGTCCGGCTTGGCCCTCGCAAGGTGTTCTACCGCCAAGACGCGATAGACGCCTACGAGCTTGAGGCCACCGTGAACAAGAAACCCGGCTGGAAGGCCACCATCAAGCGCGCCGCATCGGCGCTGGATATGCTGGCCGCCAAAGCCACCACCTCCAAGGCGCGCGACACGCTGGTCGCCTTGCGCGACGAGCTGCGTGGGCTCATGAAGTAATCACACAGAACAGTTAAGCCGATGTACAATGGCGTTTCTGTTCATCAACCACACAAACTTATGCCACGCGGATCAAAGCCAATAGACATAGCAGGCCAACGATTCGGCTATCTGACAGTCGTTGGAATCACCAACAGACGAATGAACAGCAACGTCGTGTGGCACTGCATCTGCGACTGCGGTAGCACAGTAATGGCCAGTGGCCGCGACTTGCGAACGGGTCATACCAGGTCTTGCGGTTGCCTTAAGGCGGAGCTGACCAAGAAGAGGTTCATCAAACACGGACAGCACGGCTCGCGCCTTTACATGGTTTGGCAAGAGATGCTGGCTAGGTGTTATCGGCCGACAAGCACATCTTTTCAGTTTTACGGAGCTAGGGGCATCAACGTTTGCGAGGCGTGGCGCGACTCGTTTGAGGCATTTGCAGCCGACATGGGGCCGCCGCCGCCTGGCTATTCATTGGAGCGGAAGAACAACGACTTGGGATACAGCAAGGAAAACTGCCGCTGGGCAACACGAGTCGAGCAGATGAACAACCGGCGCAACAACATCATCATCACGTTCGGCGACAACCAACTCCCAATGGCCGAGTTTGCACGAATGCTTGGCTTTCCTTACGCCAAGGTGCGCAGCGCGGTAAAGCGCGGCGCTAAGAAGATTGGAGGGTACGAAATATCAGCAGTGCGCCGATCAGAACTTTTTACCTTAACACAACCGGAGAATGACAATGAGCGAAGCAACCAACAGTGACAACGCCGCCCTGCAACCCGCAGCGCGAGCAATCATCGCGCTGAATTCCACTCAGACAGAGCTGGACATCGCGGCCTTTATTGAAGAAGCCAAGTCCATCACGGAGGTGACGGACAAAGCGAGCCGTGAGCGCGCCCATAAGTCGGCCATGAGGCTACAAAAAGCACGCACGACCATTGAAAAGACGGGCAAAGCGGCGCGTGAAGATGCTCAGGCGTTCGTGCGTGAGGTTCTGGCCGAGGAAAAACGGCTCAAAGGCCTGATGTCGTCCGAAGAGGATCGAATTTTTAAGCTGCGCGACGACTTCGACACCGAGCAACGCCGCATCGAGGAAGAGCGCGCCGCAGCCGAAGCAGCGCGCATCGCAGAGATCAAGGGCAAGATTGAGGGCCTGCGCAACCTTCCCCTGGCGCTGGCCGGTGAGCCTTCCGCCGCCGTGCTGGCCGAGCTCCAGGCGCTGGAAGACTTTCAGCCCGTCGAGGCAGCCTTCGCCGAGTTCACCGAGGAATGCGCACAGGTGCGCCGCGATGTGATTCAATCCTTGAGCGAACTGGCCGCACGGGTGCGCGCTCAGGAAGACGCCGCCGCGGCCGCGCTGGAAGCCAAGCGGGTTGCCGATGAAGCACTGGCCGCCGAACGCGCCGCCATTGAAGCAGAGCGCGCCGCCCTTGCCCGTGAGCGCGAAGAGCTTGCGGCCGCCCGTGCTGCGATTGCAGCCGCCCAGGGGGTCGAGCAAAAGCCAGAGCCTGAACAGACCCCAGAACCTGCGCCGGTAGAAGCAACGCCGATTACGGAAGTTGTGGCCAAGCCCGAATTCACCATCCACGACAAGGCCGACGAGCTGCCGGTGGAAATGATCGCCCCAGCCACCGCGCCCGACATCCGCATGTACGCGATCTTCACTGCCGGCCAGTTGGATTGCCTTGCCGAAAAGGCGCAACTGTGCGGTGCCACGGATTTTGCTGCCCAGCTCAAGGAAGCCGCCAACACGCTGCGCGATGGCACGTTTGATGGCGCTCTCAATGGTGCGAATATCAAGCATTTGGTGGTACTGGACAACCGTCTGATCGACCACACCATGAACGCAATTGACGCCATCGGCGCGATTTGAGCCAAGTCCTGTAATTGACTGATCGCTGCATGGTGAGAATATCGAACCGGTGACACTGATTCGGAGTCGCACCATGCACGTCTTGATCGCCTGCATCTATGGCTGGACACTGTGGTTCTCTGCCATGGCCTACACGCTGATTGTCGGCGGCCCGTTCTGGGTTGTCGCAGCGTGTGGGCCTTTCATCATCTCCGGTGCCATGGCCTTTATCTGGGCGCTGGAGTACGCAATTCGCAAGCTGCATGCGCGCATCAAGGGTAAGTCCGATGCCAGCGCCTGACCGCCTGCTGCGCCTGCGCGATGTCGCCTATCTGGTCGGCATGTCCAAGGCCACCATCTACCGCAAGATCAAGGTAGGCGAGTTCCCCAGGCCAGTTTCATCCGGCGCGTCGGTGCGCTGGAAGGAATCGGAGATAGCCGGGTGGATCGCCTCGCTCACAACTCGGGCAGCTTGACCCGGGCCTCCACGAAGTCAGACCACCACGCCATCATCTTGCGCCTGGCCGGGAGCCACTGCGCGGCGTTGTAGATGCCACGGATCTGGTCGCCGGGAACGTGCGCAAGCTGGCGTTCAATGTGGTCCGGGTGGAACAGGTTGGACTCATTGAGCACGGTCGATGCCAGTCGGCGAAAGCCGTGGACGGTTTGCCGGGATCGAAACCCAAGCCGGTACAGCCCGTAGATCATGGTGTTCTCGCTCATGGCCTTGCCGCGGCCCCCGGGGAAGATGTACGGACCCTCCCGGTACTGCGCGGCCTCTTGCAGCAGCTCCTTGGTGTCGGCGGTCAGCGGGACTAGGTGCTCGCGGCCCATCTTCATGCGCTCCGGCGGTATGCGCCATGTGTCGCCGTCAATCTCGGACCACTGCGCGAACCGCACCTCGCCCGTGCGCGCGAAGGTGTGCAGCGTGAGCAGCAGCGCCAGTGTGGTGATGCGCTCGCCTTGGTAGCCCTTGATGGCCGCCACTAGGTCATGAATGCCTTCTGGCTTGACCATCGCCATGTGACGGACCCGTGGGCTGGGCTTGAGGCCGTCGCCGATGTCAGCGCATGGGTTGTACTTGATGACGCCCTCCGCGATGGCCAGCCGGAACATGGATGCCAAGGACTGCTTGAGCCGCTTGGCAACCTCAATCGCGCCGCGGTCCTCCACCTTGCGCAGCGCCGTCAGCACGTCCATGGGCTCGATTGCGCTCACCAGCTTGTGGCCAAGCTCTGGCAATGCGTCTCGCTCAATGCGTGACCATACGCGCCCAGAGTTCGATTCCGCCCAGTGAACCTTCTCAATGGCAAACCACCTGCGCGCCAGTGCATCGAGCGTTTCCACGGGTGACGCCTTGACGCCAGGATCTTTGCCGGCCGCCAGCGCGGTCTTGGCCTCGGTGCGCTTCCTGCGCGCGTCAGCCAGGCCGACATAGGGGTAAGCACCAAAGGCCAGCGTCTTCTGCTTGCCGCCGTACCGGTAGGCCATGCGCCACAGCTTGGAGCCATTGGGCTGCACGAACAGGTACATGCCCTCGCCGTCGGCCATTTTGTAGGGCGATTCCCGGCGCTTGGCATGGCGGCAGTCGGTGTCAGTCAGTGGCATGTCCGCCTCCGGTGTTGGTACCGCCAGATGCGTACCATGATCGGTACCAACGTCAAACTGAGGTGGCTTGAGACTGCATGAACCTGTAAGAGAAGCTAACAGGTTGCGGATGCACGGTTTTTCGTGCGCGCTGGCACCGGTTGAGACGGCATGATTCGTGGGGATGGTGGGCCCGGCACCAGCTTTGTGCATGGGCTAAGGCGTTGATTCAGTTGCCGTTTTCGGGCCATCGTCTTGGGCGATACCAACAAATCTGCCCGCACGAAAAAAAGCCCCAGCTTGTTAGGCCGGGGCAAAATCGGTATCGCTACCGATCAGGGAGACGGGTTGATAGTGGCCGGTGCTGATCTTCGGCGCGGCGTCTTCATCGTTAAAGCCGCTTGGCGGGAGTCAAACCCGCTTGCGTTGCCGTAAAGCACGCGTTCCTCGTGACAAGCGCATCAGCCTGCGCATTCACCATCATATCTGCCACCCAGCCACTCTGGGACTTCGCGCTGCGGGTATCGCTCCCTGGCAGATATGATAGTGCCGGTACTCGCTGCGTCTGCTATCTATCGCCACAGTGCATCACTGGACTGGGTTAATGATCACTTCATCCGCTTTCCCGACAAAAAGATTCTACATCACTTTGGCCATGCTTCAACAAGTTCTTTGTGCCTACTCTGGCATTCCCGGTACAGGCGTGCCGTCACCACGCCCCAGCGCAGCAGCGCGGCCCCGGTGCCGTCATTGAGCTGGCTCAGGTCGGGGCAAGGCTGGCGCAAGCTCGCCGGGGGCTGCAATGCGTCCGGTGATCGCGGCGTTGAGCTGGCGCAGGCCGTCAGCATCCAAGCACACGTTGCGGTACACAGGACGCTCCACAATCTTGTCCACGGTTTCGGTGATGGTTTTGTACACGACACGCTCGTTCTCCTTGAAAGCCTCATGACTGGCAGCGGCATTATCGGCACCGCGTTCGCGCTCGCGCCGCAGTTCGTTGGCGGCCTCGATGCGCTCCTTATCGAGTGCGTCATGCCGCCACTCCTGCACGCGCCATGCACCGGCAAAAGCCAGCGCAGCGGCCACGATTGCTGTGGCGAGGTAGGTGTACATGGCTATGCCTTCGGGTCGTTCGCTGGCGTGCCACGCGCGCCGGGCGGAACCGCAATTGGCACACCATCGGGACACGCAGGGCGGCCAATCCATCGGAATGCGTTGCACAGCGGGATCATGCCAGCTCCTCGCGCGCTTCGTCGGTCAGGGCCTTGCGGTGGGCCAGCCCAATGGTGCCGCCGTTCACGCGCTTCGTTTCGGCCGTTACGTCGTCGTCGTCTAGCAGGACGTCGGGGATGTTCTTCTCCCACCACGCTATGCACACACGCAGGCATTCGACGCTGGGCTTGCGCAGTAGCTCGGGGTGGTCGTAGACCGGGATGCCGGTGGCGGCCTGCACCGCCTTGAGATTGTGCGCGCCGGTAATCTGAATCAGGCCACCGCCTCGGTGCCGCCAGCCGTCACCGGGCCGGGTGTTGCCCATGCGACCGCCGTAGACCTTGTTGGCCAGCGCTTCGGGGTTGCGCAGGTAGGGGCGCTCGTCCTCCAGCGACTTGAACCGGGTGGGCCATATCTGCATCAGGCGTCCAGGCGTCTTGTAGTACAGGCCCTCTTCCAAGTCCTCCAGCATGTCGCTTTCGTGCAGCACTTGGCCCAAGAATTCGTCAAGCTCTTGATCGCCCTTGCTGAACGTGCCCGGCTGGATGACCTCGCTGAAAATCGGCGCCCACACTGCCGCCGTGGCCGGGCGCACGCCGCACTCGGTCAGGATTCGCACCCAGTCAGCTACTGTGCGGGTCATGGCATCTTCTCCAGTTGCCTATTCTTGAAACTGCTCACTGCGGCCGTCGCCTTGTCTACGGTGGCGTGCCCAACTGCGAATGCTCCGTAGAACATCCAAAGCTCCATCACGAAGCCCTTGGTGTACGTGATCCAGGAGAAGGCCACGGCCATGTTCAGGTGCGCGGTCGAGGCGGCCAGCTTGGTAAGCGAAAGGCTGCCGTCCTTGCTGGCGATGATGTCCGTGATCTTCATGGTTCTAGTTTAATGGTGATGGTTGGAAAATGGAACCACTGGGTCACTTAAAAGACGCGATGGCTGCGCGGTAAAGCTCTTCCTCTGCCTGCTCAAGCTCCTTGAGCGCGGCGCGCTTCTGGCTTGGCGTCAGGCTCTTGTCAGCGTTGATTTCCACCTCTTGGTCGCGCAGCTTCGCGGCCGCGCGGGCGGTGGCAGAGATCATGCGGTCCAGCCCCAGCAATTCGACCTTCTCCGGGCTGTTCATGATCTTGTCCAAGGCCTCCGCATCTCCGGCTTTCCTTGCCTGGGCAAACTCAACCGATGCGGCTTTGGCTTCCTTGGCAAGGTCGTAGAACCGGCCACGGATGGGCTTCACGTCCTGCTGCTTCACAAAGCTCTTGATGATGGGAATGTCGCCGCTTTCGACTTGCGCCGGGTCTGCCGCGGTCATGCCCGCCACGCCGATTGTGTCGGTGATGAACGCTCCTAGTCCACCGGTGTAGGTGCGCCAGTAGTGCTTGAGCGTTTCCGGGCTCACCTTGGTGATGTCGTTCTCGTACCGGCCAACCGTGGCAGCATCGCGCACAGCTTTGACCGTCTCGGGGGACGCGCCCAGCTTTTCAGCCATTGCCGGAACCATGTCGGTGCCGAGCCATGCAATGCCCTGCGCAGCCGAATCGTATGCGCTGTTTTTGGTTGCGCGGAACATCTTCAGGTTGTCGGCGCGGTCCTTGGTGAATTCGCTCTCTGGGACAATCTGGCTGCCAAAGGAGTTGCGGTTTGTCGCAGACTGGTATCCGGGCTTGAGGATCGTCGGGATGGCCGCCTGCATGGCGTCGGCTCCGTGGTTGTCGCTGTCTGAACTGTACACGCCGCCCAGCGGGAAGTACGCCCCGATAAAGGAAGAAACCACGCGGCCGGCAGTGGCCATCGTACTCTCACCACGGGATGCCTCTGCCATTGCCACACCCATCGCGTAGAAGGGAGCGAACTCCAGCGAAACGGGCACGCTCACGGTGTAGCCGCCGATGTGCAGCACCAGCTTCTTGGAGCGGTTTTCCCAGCCTTCGCCCAACCAGCGGTCCTTGTCCTCGTCCATGCCCTGGCTGGCGGCATAGAAGCCCAGTGCAGCAAGCATCGCCAGCGCGGTCCATGCCTGGCCTTTGTGCTTTCCTTTTATCAACGTCTTAATGGCGTTGGCCGTGCCCTGCACCGCCGGGTTGAAGAACAGGTAAATCGCGCCCAGTGCTGGTGTCATCGTCCCCTTGCGGTCAAAGTTGACGGTCACGTTCTTCGCGGCCTGCGCCGCCATACCAGGACTGACCCCCTTCTTGCGCATGGCGATAAACAAGGCCAGCCGCAAACTGTTTTCCGTAGCTTGGTTCATGATCTCAATAACGTGGGCCATGCCCAGCAGCGTCTTGCGCCCGGCGATCAATGTGGCCTTGCCTACCTTGCCGTCCGCCAAGTACCCGCTGGCACCGTATGCGTCGTCGTACATGCGTTGCAGACTTTTGCCTTGTTCTTCAAGATCAGCCATCCACGATGCGCCGGTTTTGCCGCCGTGAGATCTGTACTCGTCGAGGTACTTTCCGGTTTCTCCCGCAGGCGTTTTCTTGGTGGCGGCCCACTGGGTCATCGCCGAAAACGCAGCCGGGTAATTTTTCCATGCATTTACCGTAACCCCGATACCTTCGTTGCCAAGAATGTTCACGGTACCCGTCATTACGTCGCGCAACAGGTTGACCATGATGAAGGCTGGCGAGTAACCGGTATAAATCTTGGACAGGTAGCGGTTGAACCCTCGCATGAACTCAAGAATGGTGTGCATCTTGCCCTGGTCGAGCGGGCGCAGTTGCTTGGCCAGCGTCTCGTCCTTGATCTGGATGCGGATTGGGCGGCCTTCCACGTAGACCATGACCTCGTTGTCTTGCAGGGGCTTGACGAACTCGCGCACCTTTTCACCGGCATCGCGGATCTTGAGCTTGCCTTTGGGCTCCTTGACGCCGGCAATGTAGTTCTCTGCCTTGGAGTAGCTGTAAAACTCCTGCACGGGCACGCCATCGCGCTCCACGACAAACTTCTGGCGGTCGGTCTGAATGATGTAGGTCGCTGGGTTGTCGGTGCGCCCGTCCACCCAAGCCTGGGCCTGGGCCACACTCTCAAAGCTGGCAACCTTCTCGCCGTTCTTGACGACATCGTAGGTCTGGCCGGCAATGTAGCGGCCCTTGGGCGGCGCGCCCACCGTCCAAAGGTCTGCATCCGGGTTGGTCAGCACCATCTGCAACAGAGAATGACGGGCTAGGTTGCGCTCGCCTGCCACGATTGCCAAGTCGTAGTCACGGGCCAAGTTTTCTAAAATGTGCTCTTTGCGCGCGTCGTGGCCCATGGCCTTTTTGATCTTTGGCCCGTACTCTCCGGTGCCCTTGAGCGGGACATAGGCATCGTAGGCATTGGTCAGCGCTTCATAGGCATCCTTGTCAATCAGGCCATAAGCCAACTTCATGTCCAGCGTTTCCTTGGCAATGCGTCGGGCTTGGATGGCAAGGTCTTGCAGCGCCTTGTCGTCCTTGTACTTGCTCAGGATTGCATTGGCCTCTGCGGTGGTCATGCCGGACCCGCCATCGGGATAGTCCGGGTTGATCTCTGCCACCTTGATGTTGCGCTCTTCGGCGTGCTGGGCGTGCAGCAGTTCATCCAACTGCTCGGCGGTCTTGCCAGCCTTAGCCAGCTTTTCCATCAGCGGCTGGATCAGGGTGTTTTTGCCATCCTCCATGCGCGCAGCAATGCGCCCCGGTCGGTCGGTTTCGGCCCCGTAGTAGTCGGCGTACTCCGGCAACTTGCGCCCGATCATCTTCTCGATGCGGTCTTGGACTTGCCGGACCCGGTTGTTGTTGTCCTGGATGGTAGCCTGCACGCGGCGCAGCAGGCCCTGCTCTGGTGGTGTCAGGCCTTCTAGCGGCTCCTTTTCAGCGAATGCGGCATCGTTCTCGGAAAATGTAGTCCCGAACAGACCGGCATCTTTGGGCGCTGGCTTGCCGTCCATCTCCGCCAGCACCTCGGCTGCGATCTGCATCACGCGGTCGTAGTCTGTCAGGTAGGGTGCAGACTTCTTGGCGTAGGGCGTGCCGACCAGCTTTTGCAGCAGGCGCAGCACGATGGAGTAGACATTCTTGAATGCCTTGGGGCTCTCTCGGTACAGCGTGCGCCAGAAAGAGCGGTCCATGAAGGCGTCGGACAACACCTCGCCGATGAATTCCTCTTGCTTGCCCTCGGCGGTCTTGACGTTGGCGGCCACCGCACTTCGCACAAAGTCGCGCTCGTACTTGGCCTCGTCCACGTAGCGGGACACCGAATCGACCAGCTTGTTGTACAGGTCCGGGCGCTGGGCGCGCAGTTGGTGCGCAGTCTCATGTCCCAGCAGCGCCAGGTGCGGCCTGGTGGATTTGGCTCCAAGGAATACCGCCTTGCTTGTGGACTTGAACGTCACACCGTTGAAGTAGTCGTAGGCCTGCGGTGCGTCCGGGGTCAGGTCGAAGCCGACCACGCGCACACCGAATGCGCTGCCAATGGCTCCAAGGTCTGCGGCGTCCGGCAGTTGCACGGCCCGGAATGGCTTGTCCTTGAGCGCGGGCAGTCCTTTGCTTCCGTCGAGCTTTGCCGTCAGTAGGTCAATGTCCTTCTTGGACTGAGCATCGGTTAGGGATGGGAGGCTGGTTGCGCCAGCATCAGAAGCATCGCTCAACGATTTCTTGCTGAATAGCGGCAGGCCACCGGCAACCTTCTCGCGCATCTCGGGGGTGATGTCGAAGCCGGGTTGCGGCATGTTTTCACCGAGGTGAGTTCGGCCAATCTGCACACCAACCAGCTTTTCGCCACCCACCTTCGGCAGCAGCTTCTTGAGCGAGCTGGGAACGATCTGGTCGTAGAAGGCCTTCATGCCTTCGCCGCCGACTTTGAGGTCGAGGCCTGACATAACGCTCCATTCGGTGCGTTTGCCAAAGCCATCCAGCCAGCGTTCTTTTACTCCTGTGCCGTCAACGATGCGCTGCGCTACATCTTTCCCAACATAGTCTTCCAGCTTGTCGGCGGGTATTGCCTCGCCAAGCATTTGACTACCGCGAGCGTCGGTTTTGGCGCTAAGTTTGTAGGTGCCGTCGTCGTTTTTTTGGTAGGCCAATTGCTCAACCTGCTTGCTCAGGTCATACCGTTCTGCGCTCTGCTCCCCGGTGACAAAGGCAACGCGGTCATAGCCACCTTGCGCGGCCATGGTGATGACGCGTTTGAGGGCCAGCGTGAGCCACTTGTCGGTTGCGGTGACGAACGGGGCGATGCGAACGGCGAGCAGTCCGTCGACCACCGGCTGCTGCTCCGCAGTTGGGCGTTCGCCGCGAGCAAGCCCTTCGCGGACCATCGCAGAGGATTCCTGCACGGCCTTGCTAAACCACCCCCTCTTTTTCCCTTCCTGCCCCCAATCCGACTGGATTTCCTCGACAAACAGCACCCGCTTTCCGTCAGCGTCGATGCGGTCGTTCACGCGGATATGGGCAAGGACGTTGGGCTGGTCCCAGTGGCTGGATTTGTACTCGTCTCGCCTACCGGCGGCCCCGCTTGCTTTTGCCTGCGCCGCCGTACCTTTTTCAAGCTGCGCGACCTTAGCCCGCAACTCCTTGTCCTTTAAAGCCCAAGGTGTCTGAGGACCGTCAGGGTCGGAGTAATCGGTGCGGGGGTTGTACGCAGCCTCATGCTTTCGAAGCTCTTCTTGCGCTTTTTTAAGTTCTGCCGGGTCAAACTGTTTTGCTGGCAACGTCAGCAGCACCTCGCGGTAGTTCTCGCCACCGGGCAGGGTGTAGTTGCCGTACTTGGTGTTTTGTGCGGACTCAGGTTGGTAATCGCCAATCTGAGATTGAGCTTCTTCGCGCAACGCAGCCCACGCTTCATCTTCGGTGTCAAAAGCCTCACGAATATCGCTACCGCCATACGATGCAACGTAGTTTCCGTCTTCATACCTTACGCTCGCGTCTGCCCCATCCAGCCACTCGCTAACAGCTTTTGCATTACCTTCCCCGCCAAGCACCACCTCCTCAACCTGCACGCCATTGGCGTCTAGGTAGTCCTGCACCTGTTGCTTCGTGACCTTGCCGGTTTGTAGGCCCAGCCAATCTGAGAGGCCCGTCCATTCAACCTCGTCGGCCTTTACCTTGCCCTTCTTGACCAGCGCGTTGACCTCGCGCACCCAGTCTTGGGGCTGTGCGGCCTTGATGTTGAGCGCGCCGACCTCGGCGGATAGCGCGGAGAAAAAAGCTGGCGCAGCATATTTCTCAGAAAATCGGATGTCTGGGTTGGCCAGGTCAAACGTGCCGCGGTTGCCGGTGGCTGATTTGATGTAGGTTGACCGGCGTACAACATAGGAAACACCACCATACCCGCCATTTGCATCGCTGTCGTAGAACTGCGCTCCGTCTGCGTCTTGGTCCAGCATCAGCTTGATCGCCTCGTCGCGGCCTATCTCTGGACTGCCGACCATGTTCTCAATTTTTAGGTACGCCTCTACAACGTTGGGGCCGTAACTTTCGGCGTGGCCACGATCCTTGGCAAAAAAGTGAAGTTCCGGTTCTGCCTTGGCAATCTTGTAAATCTGAGCGATAGAACCGCTGCGCAAATCGGCTGGTGTTGCGTCGCGCTCAAGTTGTTTCCAGTACGGCTCAAACACCGTGATCTCTTCATCCGTCCCGTGATACACCACTAGCGGCTTGCCCTCTGCGTCCACCACCTTGCTGTCGCCGAACCAACGCTTGAACTCTGGTGTATCGGTCTGGTCTTTCTCGGCAAACGCTGCATCGTCCACCTTCTTAATTCCGGAAAACTCCACGCCTGCGGGCTTGGTGATGACCTTCTCAGGTTGGCCATCCTTGTTCATGACAACCAATACTTCGTTGCCGGATTCATCAATCGCCTGCGCCTGGTTGCCACTGGTGTAGCCGGTCAGGTTGTAGGTGCTGCCCTCAAACTCTACGGGCTTGGGCTCTTTAGGCTCCGACTTGAACTGCTCAAGCGGTCGTTTGCGGTCGCCGGATATGTACTGGTTCACGCGCCGGCCACGGATCTCGTCGGCCTGCTGCTCGGCAAAGGACACTTGCGCGCGGTACCAATCTGCCGATTTCTTGGCGGTTTCCAGCTTCGCAGTGCCAATGTCGCGGGTCGCCAGCTTCTCTTTGGCCTCGCGCTGGCTCTCAAGGTTGTTTTTGGTCCACTCGCCGGACTTGCCGATGGCCTTGACCTTTTGCATGATTGCATCGGGCGTCAGCGCCATTGCCAGCTTTGAAGAATTCTCTGCGGCCTGCGCTACTGGCTTCCACTCATTGAAGCGATAGGAAGCGATGTTCTTGGCGCGCTCAATGGCCTGCTGGCGGCTGTATCCACCGCCTCGGGGATCTCCGCCCGTGGTCAGGGTCACGCGCGGGCGCTCGTCGTCGGTTTGGTTTACAACCCACGACTGGCCTTGTTTTTCAATCCAAATCGTTGAACCGTAGGTTCCTGCATAGTCAAAGTGCGCGCGGTCGCCTTCTTCAATGGCTGCAACAAACTGTTCCATGTTGGTTGCTTCAACAACCTTGGCATCGGCCTTGGCAGTGGCCTCAATGGCAACATCCTCTGGCTTGACGTTCATCGCGTCGTACTCGGCCTTGGCCTGAGCGACTGGCGTCATTTCCTTGGAATCCACGCCAGGATAGGCGCGCACGGACTCATAGAAGGAAAGCAAGTAGGGTTTGATGCCGTCGCCAAAGTCCGAGATCATGGCCTTGGCGTAGTCGGAGAACTTGCGGGTTCCGGCCTCAATGTAGGCCCCGGCAATGACCATGCCGTCCATGGCCATCTCTGGGTCAAAGCCACTGTTCAATCGGCCTAGCTTGGCCTTCATGCGCGCGCGGGCGGCCTCCACTTTGTCCGAGGTGAAAATCTTGTTGTTTGCAAACGGGTCGGGCTTGCCGCCACCTGTGGGCGGGGTAGGCTCGGTTGGCGCAGTAGCTTCGTTCGCCGCTTTGGCTACTTTCAGCTTGTCTTGGGCGCGGGTTTGCGCTGTCAGGCCCTGCTCGTAGGCCTGCATCTCTGCGTCGAGTTCGTCGTTCTGTCCTTTTGCTTCCTGCTCGGCTGGCGCTACTTCTTCTTTGGCCGGTGCATCGGGTTGAGTGGGTTTGTCAACAAACTTTTCAATTGCCTTTTCTAGTTGGGAAAAAGAATCGGCTTTGCCAATAGCAATTTTGGCCGCTGCGCGATTTCCATATTGCTTTCCACTCAACATCGAGGCAATGTTTTGATCAATAAAGCGCTTTACAGCATTGCGCTCCCAGTTGCGATCCATGGCGCGCTTGCCGTCATTTGTCGCATTTGAAACCCATTTTTTGATCTCTGACTTAATACGATCAACAAATGCTTTCCCAGATGCAATATCCGCCGTAGAAAAATCTACTTTTCCGGCCGGCGCTGCATCGGGTTGAACAGCGGCGGGCGCTGGGGCTTCTTGCCGCTCCACCGCTTTTGCGCCATCGGGCTGCCCTGCGGGACGTTGGTCATTGCCATTGGTGGGCTCCTGTTTGCGCGCGGCCTTTGCTGCGGCCTTTGCGACTGCTTTTTCTTGCGCTTTGCGTTCACGATCTCGAATCGCCAGTAGCCCTTCTGACGGCCCTTTGGCTTTCATTTCGTTCGCGTCTGACATAGCGGCACTGACTGTTCGCTCAACGTCATCGGCGTACTGGATGTTGTAGTGGGCTTGACTGTTGTAGGCCCCCTTGCTGTGGTCGGAGACCCTGATCGTCTTTGTCAGGAAGCGGCCATTCTCGTCGTCCCGCACCTTGACGTAGGACGATGCGCCGGCAGCGCTACCGCTGTGCTCAACATCGGCTTGGAAACCGGCCTGGCGGAAGCGCTGGGCAATGTCCTCGGCTGTCGCCTTGACAGTATCGCGACTCAGGGGGCGCTGTGCGGGACGTTGGTCTGTGACATCTTGGTTCTCCGGTTGTGAATTCAGGGCTGCAATAACCCGGTCAGTGTCGCCCAGTTGGATACCGGTTTGGTTGTGTATCTGAAATGGTACCGGCTTCACGCCAGCTTTAACTGCATCGCGCGCAGAATCAACGGCATCTTGCAGGGACACATATTGAATCTTGCCGCCTCCCGACACGATGGCTACATCACCTTCTTGCTTGATATCTCGAGCTTTGCTTTGCAAATACTTTTCGCGATTAGAGAATGAATCCCCTGGGGCAGGCGCTGCCTTTTGATTAGCAGCGCCCTGTGCGTTCAGCACTTCGGCTTGGTTCCGCCGCCCTTTTTCTTGGACATCGTTTGCTCCTTGCTGTGCCGGTGCGTTCTGGGCTGGCACCGTTGCGCCCTTCGCAACTACATCAAAGCGCCCACCCTTGCCGCGCGCGACTTCGTGGGTGTCCTTCAAACCGTTCTTGGCAATGAAGTCCTTGGCCTTCACGCCGTCATTGAACCAGGCTTTGCCGGCCGCGATACGCTCCATGGCCTTGGCGCGCTTGGCGTCCACGCCGAACAGGTGATCCATGTCGGCCTTGGCGCTCCCAAGGCTGGCAGGGCCTATATTCCCGGCTTTTGCAGGTGCTACCCCATCGGGCTCCACTTGGCTTGCTGCTCCGGCTGCGGGTACTGGCGCGGCGGCGGCATCTGCTCCCGATGCTGGCGTTTCTGTTCGTTGCGGCGCTGCTTGCTGGGCTTGATCGGCTTGAGGGGCATTCACTTCTCCTGCGGGTTGAACATTGGTCTGAACTGGCTTTGCTTTCTTTGCTGGCTTTTCTGCCTTGGGCGCGCGGGCATTGATCTCGCGCTCCACCTCGCGGCGGGCCTTGATCAACATCGAGTTCCATCCGCCGTTGCCCTTGGCTTGGTCGGCGATGTACTTCAGGCGTTCGCGCAGGGCAGGCTCGTCCATGTCGGCCAGCGCGGGCGGCTTGGACTGCTCAGTCGGCTGCTCAATAGTCTGTTCAGCGGGCTGCTCGGCAACCGGCTGTTCTGCAACTGGCTCCGGTGCCACTGGCTGATCGGGCGCGGCATCTACCGCAACTTCAAGCGCGTTGGTCAGCGGCGTGTTGGGCGCGTCCTGCTCGATCTTGACGCCAGCATCGCCCGTGCTGATCGTGACGACATTGCCTTCGTCATCAAGAATCTCCACCTTGCCATCGGTGGACGTTCCGGTGACGGTACCGGTGACTTTGGAGCCGTCCGGCGCGGTGGCCGTAACCCGGTCAGGCTGGACGGCTGCGTTCTCTGAGGCGCGCTCCAGCGGGCCACGGGCGGTAGATGGCGCGTTCTCAACTGGTTTAATTGCTTCGCGCGCAGCCTGTGCGGCTTGTTTGGCCCTCTCAAAAACCATACCAGCGCCCACCTCCGCCACAGACTGGCCTAGACTGGTAACGCCCTCGCGCAATGCGTCGCCCTTGTCGATTTCGCCACGGGCAACCTGCTGGCTTGCGGCCTCTCCAATGACTTCTCCAGCAGCATCCACACCTACCGCAGCAGTGCCAGCCGCCACCCTTGCGCCAATAGATGGCGATGCGGCCGCGATAGCTGCACGTCCAGTTGGGGTAGCCAACGCCTCCTTGCGTGCCTGCCGTGTGGAAACGTCTACGCCTTGCTCCGCCAATGCTTTGGTTGCTTCGCGTCGTACTGGTGCGGTGGCGATCTTGCCGCCTAAGCCCATGAAAACCTGATCGATCGCGGCCACTGTCAGGCCCTTGGCAAGGCCCTGCTTCAGTGCTTCGCTCTTGAAGTTCTTGTCGCTCAGGATGGCGAGAATGTTTTGGGCGGTGGGTGCGGCATTGGCGTCAGCTAGGCGCTTGCTGATCATGTCAGTGACTTCAGCACCCAATTCTGTGACGGTGGTGCCCGCAGCCAATCCGGTCTTACCGCCGATAACAGCGCCCGCGATTGCACCGGGAACAGCGCCAACACCACCAGCCGGAGCGCCGGCCAGCGCGCCTACCCCTGCGCCAGTACCAGCGCCGGCTGCGCCAGCACCCAAAGTGGGCAGGGAGTTTGCAGCTTGGCCAACAACTTCACCGGCGAGCGCCTTGGGGTTGGTAATTGCTGTCCAGATAGCGCCTGCGCCCTTTTTGGTTGTGTCCCATGCGCCTTTTGCGTCGGTCACTTCCTTGAAAGCGGCGTCGATCTCTTTCTCGCCGGTGGTCTTCGGTGCCTTGGACTTCTCTGTAAGCTGCTTGGAAAGCTGGTCGGCCAGCGCTTCAGCATCTCCGCCGGCAACTGCCCAGCGCGCCATAGCGAGCGCTTGGGTCATGTCCTCATAGCCGCCGGTTGCCTTGTCTTTCAGGTAGCCAAGCATCGGCTTGGAATCGACATCCTTCTGCATTGCTGCGGCGGTGGTAAGGTCGAATCCTGCCACCTCGTCCGGAGTGAGCGGTTCAAACTGGCTTTGGTCGCCGGCGGCCTCGAAGTCCACCAACTCATAGCGGCCCGGCTCGGCCTTGTTCAGCGCATCAAGTGGGTTTGCCTGCGGCTGTGCAGCACCAGCCTTACCCGCCACGCTCTTTGCGTAGGCCGCTGTGCTGATCATGCCGTCGTTGGTGCCAGGAATCTTGCCTGCTTTCAGGTCTGGGTGGTCGTACCCAGCGTGATAGCCTGCGGCCAGCAAAGAGGGGTCGTTTGTCTTGAGTACCCGCTGACCGTAACGAAGGTAGCGCAGGCCCGCTTCCATGTTGTTCCACGGGTCATCTTGGCCCTGGTCGGTGCCCATCATCATGCGGAATGTACCGGGCATTAACTGCATGCCCCCGCGCGCGCCCTTGGGGCTGTCTTTCGACCCCCAGTTGCCAGAGCTTTCTTGGGCAAAGATGGACAGGGCAAACTTGGGATCAACGCCAAGCTCTGCGGCGCGGCGCGTCAGGTCTTCTCGGGATGGCGCAATGCCACGGGCAACTGCTGCCCTTGGAGTGGCTGCGATCTTTGGCACATCCGATGCTGGGATCACCTCAAGGTTTGGGTCATCAAGTGGCGAAACAGCGGTCGGGTTTGTAGCCATGGTGCTCTCTTTGAATCGGTCGCGCGATTCTAAGGCAACCGGTTCGGTTTTGAAACCACCACGGGCGTTTTAACGCGGTACTAAATTCAGCCCAGAACCACGCGCCGGGATTCCTCCTGCC